GACCAACGAAGACCAGCCGGCCAGCCAACAGCTGCTGGCTTCCATCAACCAGACTGTGCATAACCTGACCAAGCCGGTGCTGGAAGGCATCAGTGAAGATGCCAAGCAGCTCAGCCCCAATGAAGCGTTGGTGCTGGCAATCGCAGCCTGTGAGAATGTCGCAGCTGATAAATTCAACCCACATTTCAAGTCCAAGTATTTTGGGCTAAGTGACCTGCTGGCTGAAGTTAAGCCGGTCTTCCGGAAGTATGGCCTGACCATCCTTCAGACCCCTTACACCACTGAAACCCGGATTGCCCTGAAGACTGAAGTGCTGCACCATACCGGCCACCGGTTTGACTTTGGTGAATTGGCTGTGAAGTCTGAAGGCACTAACCTTCAGCAGCTGGGTAGCATCACCACTTATCTAAGACGCTATTCCATCAGCACTATTGCTGGCATCAGTGGTGACACAGAATTGGATGATGACGGCAACAGTGCCACCGGCAAGAGCTACCCATCCCCGGCCTATGCCAAGCCTAGCGTTAAGCCTACCCAGAAGCCCCAACAAGACGCTTCTGCTGGCAAGTGGTGGGAAGGCATTGGCATCACCACTGTTGCACAGCTGAAGGCAGCTGAAGCAATCCTGTGGAAGAAGGGCTGGCTGGCTGAAGGTGAGCTGCTGGAATTCCTGCCGGAAGACAAGGTGCAGCTGCTGACCGGCAATCCCAAGATGACCCAAGCGTTTATGGAGGCTGTCAATAATGGGTAACCTTATCCCCATCAATCTGGCTGAAGCTGCCCTTGACGCTCAGGCTGCTGACCTTCAACAGCTCCGGCTGACTGAGCTTAAAGCCTATGTCAGCAAGGCTTCCTTTGATGAAGTCTGGATGCTTTACCAGCAAGCCTTGGAAGAAGTGCAGATGCTGAAGCAAACCAACCAACCCGGTGGGCTGTCTGACCAGCTGAAGGTCACACAGGCAGCAGCCTTGAAGCTTGCTGAGCTGGCCGATAAAGCCTTTTACTATTCCCGGGAACACCGGGAAGCTGCTGAAATTTACATCAAGACCATCCGCACCATCTGCCCAAATGGTTAATGAAACCAACGGACAGCAACCGGCTGAACACCGGTCTAAGCTGCGTCAAATCCTAGACATTATGTCTGACCTGCTTGGACGGCAGAAAGAGCTGGCCAGCATCTGCCGGCAGCTTGATTGGGACAACAGGGAGCTGCGTCTTAGGGTTGATGCCCTTGAGCGTCAGGCCGCAGCCTACCGGAAGCACTACCCCATTGATAATCCACAACCCCCAACAGAATAAGACAATGCACAATGACCCTTTTAGCCCACCGCCAATCAAGACCAAGTGGAATGTGATGAACCTTGGTGCTGGTGTTCAGTCATCCACCTTGGCACTGATGGCCGCCAAAGGTCTGGTGACCCCTATGCCTGACTTTGCTGTGTTTGCTGACACCCAAGCAGAGCCAACCAATGTTTATAAGTGGCTTGATTGGCTTGAAACCCAGCTTCCCTTCCCGGTTATCCGGGTCACTAACGGCAACCTGACTGAAGAAAGCCTTAGGGTGCGTCTGTCCGGTAAGTCCGGTGCTAATTACCTGCGTAGGCTTATCCCTGTCTTTGGCATTATGCCTAGCGGGACTAAGACAGCAGCCATTGGCCGCAAATGCACAGCTGACTTTAAGGTGCAGCCAATCATCAAGCAAATCAGGGAAGCCTGTGGCATCACTAGGGGACAGAAGGAATTGACTGTTACCCAATGGATTGGGATTAGCTATGATGAAACGCAAAGGGCAAGGCTGCCATCCCATCCTTGGACACAGCACCGGTGGCCGTTACTTGAAATGAAGATGCGTAGGGAACAATGCCTGAAGTGGATGCTTGATAATGGTTATCCTGAACCACCCCGGTCAGCTTGTTACTACTGCCCATTTCATTCCAACAAAGAATGGCAACGCCTGAAGACTGAAGACCCTGAACACTTTGCCAAGGCTGTTGAATTTGATAAGACCATCCGGCAAGCTTACAAAGACAGTGACCAGAAAATGCTAATGACCATCTATCTGCACAATGAATGTAAGCCCTTGGATGAAATTGAATTTGAAGCACCCAATGACGGCCAGCAGCAGTGGGACTTTAAAAGTGAATGTGAAGGGATGTGTGGACTGTGAGTAACCCAATCCTTTACACAGCTGAGCTAGGCCGGGACAGCAACGGCAGCACTAAGCACTTCATCTTGGTCACCGGTGGGATGTTCAAGCACAGCCCCGGCTTCCTTTCTTGGGATGGTGTCTTGGTCAGGTTCGACACCAAGACAGATGCTGCCCTATTCTGCCAGCTGGCCAACACCGGCTTCATTGACTTCCCTCTTTGCAAACCCACCAAAAAAACCAAACAAAATAATGATAACTAAACAAATGATTGATGCCTTGCCCACTGCTAATTGGTCAAGGGCTGACTATGATGCTTGCACCAACCTGAACCAATCTGCTGGCAAGCTTCTCTTAATCAGCCCCGGCCACTTCAAGGACTACCTTGATAGTCCCCGAAAGGAAACGGCAGCCCTGCGGATGGGGACACTTGTGCATCTGGCCACCCTTGAACCTGAGCTTTTCAACAGTGACCTAATCACAGTCCCGGAAGACGCACCTAAGAAGCCAACCAACCTGCAACGCAACGCTAAGAAGCCTAAGCCTGAAACGCTTGAAGCAATAGCTTGGTGGGATAACTTTGAGCTGCTGGCCAAGGGTAAGACCTTGGTTGACCAAGATGAACAGGAACAGGCTAAGGCTATGGGTCTGGCACTGTCTGCTGAAATGAACCATTGGGGAGTCAAGCCGGTGGCTAAAGAGCTGTCCCTAACCTGCACTTACAGTGACATTGCCCTGAAGGGTCAGCTGGATTTGATTTCTGAAGACGGATGGATTTATGACCTGAAAAGTATGGAGAAGCGTCTTAGCCCCTACACAGTCCGCAGCTCAGTCTATAAGTGGGGCTACCAATTTCAGGCCGCCTTTTATTGCCTTCTGTTCAAGCAGGTCTTTGGCTTCCGGGCTAAGGGCTTCCGGATGGTCTGTGTTGAAAAGTCCAAGCCCTACGCAACCGGCATCTATGAAATTAGTGGTGAGCTGATTAATGAAGGGATGCTGCAAGTGACTCAGGCGTTTGAAAGCTACAAGGCTTGCACTGCCTTCAATAGCTGGCCGCTATACCCCAAGCAAATCAACATCATTGAACCTTATAAGTCTAAGGAAGAAGTGGATGCCATCACCTTTGCCTGATGACTACCCTAAGCAAAGTCTGGGTAGCAGAAGTGTTTAAGCCAAGCACTCCTGATGGCCAGCCATTCTATATGTTCCACTGCCAAGCTGCAAACCAGCCTGAGGCCATCCTTAAGGGTAAGGCTTACCTTTACAGTGGCCGGGGCTTTGTCAAAACAGACAACCCGGCAACAGCCATCCTGCTTCAGCAGCTGCTGAATGATGGCAGCCTGACTGTTAAACCTTTCACCAACGAAACTAACCAATAACTACCTATGACATTCAATAACGATAACCGCCCGAAACTCACAGCCATCAAGACACCCGGTGACTATGTGGTGAAGGTCTGCCGCATCCGGGATGAAGACATTTCCACCACCCAAAAGGGTGATGCCAAAATCAAGGTGCTGATGACCACTAAGGACAGCCAGAAAATCAATGATACCTTCTTTGCCAGCACTGATGGTGCTTTGAAGCGTGCTGCTGCCTTTGTTGGCACAGCTACCGGTGATAAGGTTGGCTTGCCTGTCCGGTCTGCTGAAGGTCTGAAGTCCTTTCTGGCCAAGGCTGAAGGCAAGTGGCTGAAGGTGACTGTGGTGCAGGAAGATGTTACCTTTGCTGACGGCATCACCAAGACCATCTGCAAGGTCACTAAGTTTCATCCGTTCACCCAACAGGTTGACACTAACGAAGCACCAGAATTCTAAACCATAGGTTGACCGGCTGCCACCCCAAGGGCAGCTTGCCAGCCACCTAAGACCCAATGACAACCCACAAAGCAAGGGTGCTGATAGCCTGTGAGCTGTCAGGCACTGTAAGGGATGCGTTTGCAGCAAAAGGCTTCTATGCCGTAAGCTGTGACCTTATGCCTAGCGACAAGCCCGGCAATCACTGTCAAGGTGATGCCTTAGAAATCATCAACCAAGGTTGGGATTTAATAATTGCCCACCCTCCCTGCACCTATCTTTCCAAGGCCGGTGCAAGGTGGCTTTATTCAGCAGGTCAAATCAACCAAGACCGGTTGCAGCAAGGCTATGAAGGCAAAGCTTTCTTTGAAGCTATGCTTAACGCTAACTGCCCTAGGATTTGCGTTGAAAACCCAACACCACTTAAGGTGTTCAACCTACCCCCCCCCCAACAAATTATTCAACCCTATCAGTTTGGCCATCCGTATTCAAAGCGGACTTTGCTTTGGCTTAAAAACCTTCCGCAGCTCATCCCAACTAATGTGCTTTCAGAATTCAGACCCTATCTGCCATCCAACACCGGTGGAAAGAAAAGAGGGCAAAGCTTCTCAATTGGCATCAGTAAAAACGCAAAGCAAAGCAGCAAGACCTTTGAAGGCGTTGCTGAAGCTATGGCCGACCAATGGGGCAAATTGCTATGACAACACATAAATCCCTAAGCCAACTGCCGCCATCTGACTTGGATGCGGAACGCACTGTGCTTGCATCTATCCTAGTGGATGCAGGACAGTCTGCCGGCATCCTGAAGACCTGCACTGAGCTGAACCTTCAGCCGGCCAGCTTCTTTGAACCTAAGCACCAGACCATCTACATAGCCTGTCAGCAGATGATGGCTGAAGGGACTGCACCAGATGAGCTGACCCTGTGCAACCACCTACGCAGCACCCTAGCCCTAGACCAAGCTGGTGGTGTGGCCTACATAAATGAGCTGACGGCAACCCTGTTCAGCCCCAGCCCTAACATCAAGCCGGCTATCAGCATCCTAGCTGAGAAGCACCAAGCCCGGCAGCTCATCTACATAGCCCGGGACATTACAGCCAAGGCACTGTCAGGGGCTTTCAAGCCGGCTGAGCTGGCTTCTTCCTTCCAAGCCCAAGCCAAAGCCCTGCTGGAAGCCGGCACAGGCCAGACAACCACACAGCGGATGGCCTTAGAAGACCTGATGGCCTTTGACCGGCACAATGACCCTAACAACCTGATTGGTAACCGGTGGCTGTGCAAGGGTGGCAGCCTACTCTTTTCAGCTCAGGCCGGCTGCGGGAAGTCCACCCTAGTAACTTCAATGCTGGTTAATTGGTCACTAGGCAAAGACCTATGGGGCATCAAGCCGGTGAAGCCACTAAGGATTGTCCTGCTTCAAAGTGAAAATGACGGGGGTGATTTGGGCGAACAGTGGCAGGACATTCTGAAAGACCTTCACCTGTCCACAGCTGAACGGCAGATGCTGTTTGAAAATGTCTTCATCTACCGGGAAGCAGTTAAGACCGGTGATGCCTTCGGCCAGCTGATTGAAGACCTAGTTAAGACCCACAGTGCGGATTTATTGGTGTGTGACCCCTTGCTTGGGTTTGCCGGTGGGGATGTGTCCAAGCAGGAATTTTGCAGCCACTTCCTGCGTCACATCCTTCAGCCCTGCCTGATGCGGACAGGGTGTGCCCTAATCGCAGTCCACCACCAAAACAAGCCACCTAAGAAAGCTGATGGCAATGTGCAGTCCACATACGATTTCACCGGGAGCAGTGAGCTAGCCAATTGGTTTAGAAGCACAGCCATCTTGCGTAGGGAAGACCAAGAGCTGCCACACTTCATCTTCAAGCTGGGTAAGCGTGGTGGCCGGGCTGGGATGAGGGATGGCCAAGGGATGTTCACTGAGTCACTACGCATCCGGCACAGCAAGGTCAGGGGTGAAATTAAGTGGGAAATCAATAATGCCCCACCACCCTCAGATGATGTATGATAAACAGAAAAAGTGTTTATCTAATCGTTTAACAGACCCTTATGACCACCCCTAAGTCAGCCCTAATCCTAGGCCGGCACAGACCTATTACCCTAAAGGGTAATATAAAGGCATTACCCCTTTGGGGCTTTAACGCTTCGCTAGCCCCTAGGGGATGCTGCCTTTACCCAACCCCTTCCCCTTTGCCGGTATTCTATGCGTAAGAAATCCCTAAGACAGCTTTGCCGGCTTCAGCATTGGTCTAAGCAGTGGAAGGTTAACGGCCAAGCTATGAAGGCCAACCTAGATAGCCTGATTGCCTCTAGGAAGGCTTTAAAGGAAAGGAAGGCATCAACAGTCAGCCAAGTCATCAAAAGACTTCCTAGGGCATTTGAGGCACTAAAGAGCAAGCAGCTGATGGCTGATGCCCTGACTGCCCAAGGTCTAGAGCCATCCAAGGCCAGACTTAAAAGGCTAAGGGTCTATGCTGTCAGGTATGGCTTCC